GCTCTAGCATTAATGATTTGCCACCACAAGTCTCTAGCATTTACAATCTTTGTAGGTTCGTGAGTCTTAGGGTCAATCAATCTAAAGTCTGCATCTTCTTGTACAGCTTTGAGAAACTCATTGGTAAGGTTGATACCGTTATGAAGATTAAGATTCTTCCTGTTGATATCACCACCAGATTCTTTACGCATGTTAATAAACTCTTCAATCTCCGGATGAGATATGTCCATGTATGCAGCATAAGAACCACGTCTTGTAGTACCTTGGTTAAAGGCTAACATCTGAGAATCAACTACATGCATGAAAGGAATTGAACCAGTAGACTTACTACCGTGAGTAGTAGAAATACCATTACTCCTAATATCTCCCCAAAATCCACCAATACCTCCACCCGAACTTGCCAACCAAATATTCTCGTTATAGTGAGCAGATAAACCATCCCTGCTGTCAGGTACATAATTGAGGAAACAACTAATAGGAAGACCACGACTTGTTCCCCCGTTACTAAGTATAGGAGTGCTAAACATGAACCAACAATTGGAACTGTAGTGATAAAGTCTTTGAGCCAATTCAAAATCTGTGTGACCTTTGTAGGTTGCTCCGAAGACTGATGCTCTGGCAAACGCTTCTTGGGCATGTGTTTCTTTGACTTCAATTTCCCCATCTTTATTACGTTTCTCCCATAAGTATCTATCCTTGAGGGTGTCAAGGCTAAACTTATCTAATAGTTTTTCGTTACTGTAATTAATTTTTATACCAAGGTATTCCTTGATACCTACTTTATCATCTACCATTATGAGTTCTCTGTGTCGTGTACGTTAAGCATTATTATACCATAATGTAGTATTTTTAGCAAGTCTTTTCTGTTCTTTCCTTCTTTATTTCCGTAACGTTTAGCGTACTTCATAATGTTACCAAGGGTAAAACCTTCTCCATGTCCAGAGTCAATGATGATATCTGTAGCTTGGTACTTATCAGAAGCATAATGCTCCCCATATGTACCATCAATATACTCTTTTAGTTCTTGTATTAGTTGTCCTTCATTAAATTTATAGTTCATCATTTCTCCAATCATCAGGTAAAGTATCTTCACTGTACCATCTAAAGTTATTTGTTTCAGCCCATTCAGCATGGGTACGTTTTGTTCCATCCTTGCGTACCTTTGCTCCCGGCATAGGTGAGAAAGGCTTTTGAAATAAGAACACTAATTCTGTATTTGTTGGTAATGCTTCTCTAATATGTATGTACTTACTATACTCTGCATAATCCCAAAACCTACCTTTAGCTTCTAGTAATATTGTTTTACTATCTATTTGTTTTACAAAGTCTGGTTCGTATTTATGCTTAACAACATAGTTGATAACATCCCAATGATGTTTCCAATCTTTAAGAATAGTTTGGTGCATATCAAATTCCCATGCACTATCATATCCTTTAGGTACGTTAATCTTTTTAGGTCTAGGTTTTCTAGGTACTCGTCTAGGCATTAAGGTCTCCAAGTGTCATGTTAGGATTACGTTTTACTTGTTTGTAAAACCACCTTAAACTATAAGCACTCAGTAGAAACTTATTGTTTGCAAAGATGTGTGTTTGTTCTGGTAAGAACTCACTAAGATTCTTTCTGTTAATCTTAGATGTATCCTCTCCATCTGGAACCATAGTTCTTAACCACTCTATGAGTAAGTCTTCTGCTCTACGTCTTAATTGTTTTGATCTTCTTCCACTCATATCTGTGTTACCTCTATAACTTTAGGTGGCTTGGGTGTTTGAGTTAAATATTTTAAACCGTTAGAATATTTAAATACTCTTAAACCTTTACCTTCATTAGAATCTTTATGACATTCAAACTTGTGTCTGCAATACACACACTCTCTAGGTAACTGCATGTTACCAGACTTACCATCAGGAACAGGACTGTAACATAGATCAGGTGGTGTAGCTAACTTCACAGCCTTCTTAATATCTGTAATCTTTTTCTTGATGTTAGGCTTGTCAAAGTTATCAGGTCTATACAAAGCTAACTCACCAGACTCTTTATTAAGAGCAAGGAATCCACCCTTGTCTGTACCCTGTGCTTGTTCATACCCTGCAAGTTGAGCCATATATCCAAACATATCGTTCTCTGCTAGTGTACCATCCTTGAATTTTTTGAAAGCAAATCCGGAAGCTGTTTTAATATCAACAACTTCTCCATCAATAACACAATCCATATGTCCTTTAATGCCAGATACTTTGATCTCTTTCTGTTCATCAGTAACAATATGTCCAGATAGTTTGATAAGAAATATAACTATCTCTTCAAGTAAATGTCCATATAAAAACTTAATGAATAAAGAAGGTGGCATCCTTTCCGGAGTACCTTCTGTTTTCATATCGAACCAAAGCTGACGTGGCTTCCTACCTATGTTAGACATACGTAAAGTTGCATCACCTCTTGGTTCAGGGTGAGACCACTTGTAAAGTATCTCTTTCATAGACTCACCAAACTGGTCGATAGTCTCAGGGTCTAGGTCAATGTGTTCACCATCGGCAAGTACACCTATCTTATTATATATATCTTCGACTAATGTGTCAAGAGTTTTTTTAGATTTAGTCATATTATGTTCTCTGTCTGTGTTTTATCCATGCTAGTTTTCTTGTAACAGGATTGAATTGTAATAACTGAACACCTAATCTTTTTTGTTCTTCGTTTCGACTTTGACATTTAGTTAATTTGTTACCAGTTTTTTTATGTTGTTGTGGCTGTGCTGTTTTAACATCAACAAAAATAGTTTCACCATTTTTCATTGCGATCATATCTATTGGTCCAGTACAACCTGTGTTTCTAAAAACTTCGTAGCCATTATCCCACAGCCATGTAACTGCATAGTATTCAGCTAGGTCTCCCTTTCTACTACTATCGTTTGGTTTAATGTGTCTCATTCCAATTACTCCCATTAGTATACTCTGTTATATAATATCCTTTTTCATCTTGTTTAAATTTTAATACACAATAATGACACATCGTGGTGTTATCATCGTGTTCCCCATCTTCTCTATTTGAATGATGCTCTGTATAAAAACACATGTTACTATAAACATCTATCGTAGAACCACAATTATCTACAGACGGAATAAACAATCGTTCTAGATATTCTCCCAATTCAACATGATACTCATCGTGCTCAGTGTGTTCATCATTACATGTACATTTAGTGTGTATCACTCCAGTTACCTCCTACTTTAAATTCGCCATCCATCGGACAACGTAGATCAAAATGTTTACCTGCTTCTATGATAGATTCAACAGCCATCTGTCCTACCTTGTTTGCTCTACAAGACAAGACTTCTATCTGCCATTCATCGTGAATGTTTGCTACAAACTTATGTGGTGTACCACTAAGCTTAAGCCTACCAGCTAAAATACATAAGGCTTTCTTCATAAGAATAGCACCGGCACCTTGAAGCAATGTGTTCAAAGCTGAGTGTTTATTTCTTATGTACAGCTTTCTACCATCTAATCCTTTGAGGTAATTTTTTGTAGCTGCTCTGTCAACTCGTTCCTTAAGAGATTTATATGTTGGTAGACTACTAAGAAAGCGTTCTCGCAACCTCTTACCTTCTGCTCTGCTTCCTTTAATAATGCTTCCAATCTTCTCATCTCCTGCTCCGTAAACGAGGGCGTAGATGAAAGTTTTTGCCTGATCTCTTGATTTAAGTCCAGCAAAGTTTTGGTTAGCTGTGTGAATGTCTCCATTAATAATTTCATTTATGTACTCCTTATCATCCATGTAATGTGCTAACATGCGTAGCTCTAGTCCACTTGCATCAACACCTACAAGCTTGTGTCCTTCTGGTACAGTCCAACAGGCTCTACATTCTTTACCATACGGACTGTGAACAGATGGAACTTGTGCAACGTTAGGATTTCTGTGTGTCATTCTTCCGGTAATCGTACCATTAGGAATAACAAAACCATGTATTCTACCATCATCCTTAACAGCTTCTACCCATGAATCAATCTGAGCTATACGCTTTTGCAGTAGTAAAAAGTCTGCAATAAGTTTTGCTTCGTGGATATGAGTTATCTTAGATAGTGTTTTCTCATCAACAATAGGCTGACCAGTAGGTGTAAATCTATCTGGCTTCCAACCAAAGTCAATAAGATATTCTCCAATCTGTTTACGAGAACCAAGATTAAACTCTTGTAAAGTTTGTCGCATAAAAGGATTGAAGTTATTGGTATCTAAACAGTGTTGATATTCTTCATCAGTTAGTCCACGCTTAGATAGATTACCATCTTTTTTAATGTAAGGTATAACTTCTTTTGTGTCTACCCACTTAGGTTTAAACGTTTCATGTACCTCTGATTCAATCAGTTGTTTCTTTTCTCTAAGCTCTGCTAATAAACTAAGTGCTGAATGCATATCAAAAGCAAAACCATCTTGCTCCTGTTGTTTCATAATCTTAGCTATACCTTGTTCAATCTCAATAGACTGAGGTGAAAAACCTTTTGATTCTTTACGAAGTTCTTGTAGTACTCTAGTGTTTAACTGTACATCCCGTACACAATAGTTTAACATATCAGTAGAGTAATTAAGATAATCTTCAAACTCAATCTTTGGATAGCCTAACTTGTATCCCCAAGTCTCAAGACTGTGACCACCATCACGTGTTGGATTGAACAGTCTGGATAAAACTAAAGTATCAAGAACTTCCTTGTCACTAAGATCAACTCCTCCAAACTTTTCTACCATGGGTATATCAAATCCAATAATGTTGTGCCCAATCAGCCTGTCTGCTGTGGTAATAAACTGATACCCTTCTTCTAACTTGTTAGGTGGGAACTTAAATATCTCACCTGAGTCAGGATTCTGGGCAACGATACACCATACTTTAGTAGCGTGGATATCATCTGTTTCTATATCAAATACTAAATCCATTAAAAGCCTTCATCCCCAGAGTTATCAAACTCTATGTCCTCGTTAGTTAATTCAGATAGTCTGCCGGTCTGTGCATCGTAGATAACTCTAGCTGCCATACCTACATCGCCTGTGTATCTTGATTTAAGTACACGTAGTCTTGTAGTCCTAGCTTCATCAGGGTCGTCTGATTGTTGATTACGTTCTAATGCAATCACACAATCTGATAGCTGACCAATACTGTTAGAGCCACGTAGATGAGAGAGACTTACTTCAATTCCATTCTCGTGTCCTTTGTTTCCATCGACACGTCTAAGATGTGATACAAGTATAATCCCTGCACCTGTCTCTTCAACTAAACTTCTAAGCCTAGTCATAATAGAATCAATGGCTCGTCTCTCATCACCTTCATGCACTGCACTTACCAACATGTGCAAGTGATCGACTACCACCCACTTACAGTCGCAACCAATAATCATAAAGCGTAGCTTGGTAAAGATATCATCAATGTCGTTGGTGCCAAAGTGGGAGTGAACCCATACTCTGTTTTTGTTCTCACCATCGTACAAGATGTCAAACATCTTATCAAGTTCTTCTTTAGAAAACTTCTCACGTTCTTGGTCAATGTATAACCTAGCGTTAGCTTCAATAGAAAGTATACCATCAATGGTACGTCTCCAATCTTCTTCCAATGCTATGATACCAACGTTGTCTTGTGTTTGTTTCACAAGCCAATGCTCTAGTTCTCTGGTTACACTAGACTTACCCAGACCTGTTCCACCTGTAAGAGTTACAAGCTCACCCTGTCTCAAGCCATACAGCTTTTTGTTGAGTCCTTCATAAGGATAAGGTATGCTTTGTTTCTTCTCACGATTATGAAACTTCTCACGTTGCTCTGTGACATTGATAACACCAGAAGGTGTATAAACTTTAGCAGCCCACCAAGATTCAACAAAATCTTTGTGTCTGTTTTCACGAAGCATATCGTTAGGGTCTTTGAACCCATTGGGAAGTGTGAGTATCCTAGCCTTACCCGGCTTGAAAAGTCTTGCAACTTTTACTGCTGCATCCTTTCCTGCTTTATCGTTATCAAAAGCAACGATCACGTTTTCAAAGTCGTCAAAGAACTCCAAGCTTTCTTTGATGTCTCTTACTGCACCTTGTGCTCCACGCTTGATGGATACCACAGCCCACTTACTACCTAGTAGTTCGTAAGCTGCCATAGCATCACACTCCCCTTCGGTTATGGTGACATACTTGCCACCCTTAAACAATTGCTGACCAAACAATCCGGTGTCATTGTAGCTACCTTGTACAAAGAAATCTTTAGTCACAGAATTTCTGCACTTGGTAGCAGCTAGTTCATGTCCATTATAGTACGGATAGAAATGCTTAATGACCTGACCCTTTAAGTCTTGAACAGCTTTGACCCCAAACTTCTGTGCAGTTGCTTGAGATATTTTTCTGTCTGTCAATGCAATGAAGCTACCCTCAGTTACATTGTCAGGTTGTTTGGTTTGAATTGTTTGTGATGTTGTCATAGTTTTTCCGTTACATGCTTGTTCATAGTTAGGCATAAATTCTCCACAACTGAAACACTTTGCCGAGCCATCTTCGTTGACTCCTACAGCATCACTGCTTGGACAAAGTGGGCAGGGTTGTTTCAACTTATCCCAAGTTTTCTCATTCATGTTAGCCCTCCTCACAGACTATGTTGTTTCTTTGGTATCTTCCTCTGAATCTTCTTCAGGTTCTACGATTGCTTCGTCTCTCGCTTTAAGCAACTCTTCTAAGTTTGCACGATGTGTGCGACTTGCAAAGTCTAAAGCTTCGATAACTACCTGCAATGTACCAACCTTCTGCACGATAACAGTGGATTCTTGTTTAACGACATCATCACTAATCTTATTAACATCATAAGCAGTAGTACCATCGTCATTATTAATAGTAATAATCATTTAAAATTCCTCGTTATCTGATTCACCTTCGACATACTCTACCAAGTTCTCAACCTTTACAGCCATGAGTTCAGCGAACTGACCATAATCATTCTTGTAAGGTTTGATCTTGACAACAACTTCTGAACCGTTACCTACGCTAACATCTAGATCAGCACCATCATTGTCAACAAGTTTAGGTGCAGCGTTTGCAGTACCATCATTTCTTGTGGCTCTCTTACTGAAAGTAAATGCCGGTTCATCATACTTAGGCTGTCCTGATCTGTCTCTAACTTGATTAAGACCTATGCCTTCAAGTTTAGATGCAGTCTCAGGGTCTGTAAGAACAGTCAACCCATACTTGTGA